CATGTATAATAATTATTTGGGTGAAGGGAACATGGTCTATGGAATGAACTGTATTCTGGCGATTGCGTGCTGGTCAGGATACAATCAGGAGGACGGTATTGTGATGAATTATGATGCTGTTCATCGTGGTATGTTTCGTTCGATGGCGTTCCGTTCATATGAGGCGTTTGAAGAGGATGATGAGAAGGCAAATATTCAGGTGCGATTTGGAAATCCGAAGTTGATTGGAAATTGGAAGGAGTTGCGCCCAGGTCTGGATTATTCAAAGTTGGATGATCGCGGTATTATCAAGGAAGGTGCGTATGTGGATGAAACTACTGTGATTGTGGGTGCGTATATGACGAGTACAACGGGTGGCCAGATGAAGGATGCGTCGACCACTCCGCAGGTATGGACACGTGGTCGTGTAGAGAAGGTGGCGATCATGGTGAACAATAAGGGAATGCGCCTGGTGAAGATTCGTGTGGTACAGGATCGTATTCCAGAGCTCGGTGATAAATTCTGCTTGACAGATGATCATGATGTACTCACCAATAATGGATGGAAATCAATCAAAGATGTTACACTAGAAGATAAAGTCGCACAACGTAATAATAAAAAAATAGAATTTGTACATCCACAAGAGATATTCGATTTCGATCATGATGGAGCAATGATGTTAGTACAAACAGAAAGAGGAACACAATATGTAACGGGAGATCATCGATTATATGTACTTGATCCGAATGGAAATACAAGTTTAATTCGAGCCTCCGAGTTATATCACACCTCATATCGGTTGTATTCATTGATAGATCAGTATGAACAACCAAGTATAATTCACACAATGTACTATACAGAAAGTAATTTGATAGGAAATAAAGTATATTGTCTTTCCGTACCAACAGAAGTGTTTTTAGTACGCCGTCAAGGCGAAGAAACAGCATTGTGGACAGGCAACTCAAATCGTCACGGCCAGAAGGGTACCATTGGCGCCTTGTTGCGTGGCCACGACATGCCGCGCACAGAGTCAGGCATTGTTCCAGACATGATTATGAATCCGCACGCGATTCCATCGCGTATGACCATTGCGCAGAACTTGGAACAGTTGATGGGAAAGACGGCGGCGCTTTCAGGAACGATTGGAGATGGAACGTCATTTATGAATGATGGTTCTCCGCAGGAATCCATTGGAGGAATCTTGGAGGAACTGGGATATGAGAAGTATGGCAATGAGGTGATGTATAATGGAGCAACAGGAGAGCAGATTCCTGCGACGATTTTCATTGGACCGGTGTATGGAATGCGTCTGAAACATATGGTAGAGGACAAGTGGCAGGCGCGCGGACAGGGTCGCAAGGAGGCAAGAACACATCAGCCGACGGGTGGTCGTGGCGCACAGGGTGGTCTGAAGATTGGTGAGATGGACCGTGATGCGATTATTGCGCATGCGGGCATGTCGTTTGTAAAGGAATCGTTTATGGAGCGTTCGGACGGTACAACCATGCCGATGTGTGTGGCATGTGGAACGATTCCGATTTACAATCCGAAGTTGAACATTGCGATCTGTTCGATGTGTGATGGACCGGTTCGGTATTCGGGTGATTCGGTTTCGAATCTGGAGATTCTGCCGCCGCTGGGCCGCCCCAAGTCGAAGATTGTTCAAGTGGAGATGCCCTATTCGACGAAACTGCTAACGCAGGAGCAAGAGACGTATTTGAATCTGAGCATGCGATACATTACAACCAGTGGAGTTCAGAAGCTGACATCATTTGAATCATCGGGCGCAACCAGCCAGATGGCCATGGAACTTCCTCGATTGATTTTACCACCGACCACGGCGCCGGCCTATATCCAGCCGATGGAAGAGAAGAAGTTTACTTTAGAGGAACTAAACTCAATGGAGGCATCGATGGCAGAACAATTGAATCCGAAGTTGGATGTGATTGCGGAAGAAAATGAGGCGTTGATGGAAGAACCGATCATACAGGTGGCCGCACCTCAGTTGATGATGACACAGCAACAAGTGGTACAGCCCAATGCGTTTATGGTACAGCAAATGGCGCCACAAAATGAAGTAGTGTATCCGTCACAATTGGCAATGCCGCAAGGTATGCCGCAAGGTATGCAACAAATAGGCGGTGATCCAACCAATCTTGGGTTCCCGATGGTAGTACAACAGCAAGCCCCTGTTTTTCCACGTATTACCGCAGGCGGTGACGGCGTGATTGCGAACCCACTGCCAGGGCAAGGTGGTGCGATGTTGGTAGTGGACACCAGTGGAGGCGCGATGGCACAGATGGGACTAGATCAAGGCGGTGGTACGCGTCGTATCCGTCGATTCCAGAGTGGTGGTCAATCATCCGCTCCTACGTTTTCTTCGGTGATGCCGTCTACTGTTCCATCGAGCGGAGGTAGCAGTAGTGGTTCTATTACAATCACGAAACTAGAATAAATTTGAAAACATCTGTTAACGCTATAATCATCAAATCATGTCAGCACTTCTTTCCACGACCTATCGAAAGCATATTACATGGAATGGGTATCCAGCTGATGTGATGAAGTCTGGACTTCAAAAGTACATTCGCCGAGGAATCATTGACAAGGCCCTCTATTGTGCGGGAGAACTTGATCTCTTTAAGGATGCGCCTAATACATCACAAGGAGAAGGGATTCGTACCAATTTCCTTCATCGTTTGATGGTGATTTATATGGAGGATGTTGAGAATCTGTCCATCTTTGATGAGGTAGATCGGAAAATGAATGAATTGTTTAAAGAGCGTGAAAAGGAAGATCGTTCTAAAGAAAAAGAAGAGCGGTTGATTTCTGAAATGGTGATTCGAATGGGGCAGTCGACCAAGGCCCGAATGTGTTCTCATATTCGGGCCGTGTTCAATCCAAAGTACAAACCAATCCATCCGCAGTTTCCTAGCATTCAAGTACTCTGGTCGGAAATTGAGAAAAATAAGACAGAACAAGTTGGAGATCTGCTTGAGTTTCATTGTACGATGTTTAAGAAATATGTAAAAGAGAAAAACATTCTTGCGGTGTACTATGGCTTTCAAATTGAATCCTCAGAACAAAAGTTGAAAGAGAAGCTATTTGGAAGTTCAAAACCAGTATGGTTCATCTTTCAGCAACTGATCTCGCCACTTTATCCTACCAAAAGCGAACGCGTGAACAAGTTTGTTCAATGGTACAAGAATCATATCGGAACGATGAATGAGGGGTTCATGTGCTGGCTGTTGCCCCTTCTTCACGAACTGAATGTGATTCCATTGGGACAACTTCCAATAGAAAACCAAGTAGGATATCCCATGTCATGGGACCGAAATAGGGAGGGTCAGCGAATGGAGATTGATGCGTATGTGGAAGATAAGCATACAAGCAAAGGACGTCAGCGAAGAGCGGGTCTAATCGAGTTTGCCTTTGAGGGCGCGCTAGTAGAGAATCAGGCATCTTTCGTGAATCCATTGTGGAAGCATTTCTATGAGGATGGTAAGCGCCTTGATTCAGGAGTTGTACCAGAAGGAGAAAAAGTACAGAAACCAGAATCCCCTTCTGTTAGACGGGGCCCCAAGATCGCAAAGCAAGAAGAGAAAGTCGACGATCTCCCAGAGAAAGAGTCCACCGCGTATGACTTTGTAGTTCGTACACAACTGACGACTATGGGCACAAAGATGGATGTCTACTTTGCTAAGGATAAAGCGGGAAAGTTAGTCGTGGTAAAGGGGCCGTATTCAAGCAGAAAAGAGATCGACATCCTCCTGTCAAATACAGAATGGAAGAAAAAGTTCAATTTACCCTACAACCGATTCGAAGTGAAGGAGATGATACCTGATCGATGGCCACAGGGTGTTCCGTTAGGTGCGAGGAACAAAATCAATCGAAATCAGCCAGCCTTCTTCTTAGTCTTTGAATCCTATATCGAGGAGTCTCAGATTCGAACCATACAGAAATCCAGTACGTTATGGCCTCCCACGGAAGTGGTGGATTGGGAGAAAATTCCGTTTCATTTCGATTATAGAGGTCGTAAATTGACAGAGCAAGAGATAACTGATTATGTTCACGCAGTCTTGTTTCGTTATCTTCTTGGGATATCGGACTACGCCGATCGTAACTTTGTATTAAAAGATGGGCGGGTCATTTCCATCGACGAAGATGTAGAAAATCACGAAATCAACCTGTATAAAGTTCTACAAAAGAACAAGGCGCAATTCGTATATCAATGGTTACAAGAGAATTACGAGAAGCTGGATGTGGCGAATTGGGAACCGAAGATCCCTGCACAACAGAACAAGCTTACACAGATTCAAAACAAAGCATCATGTTTAAAGTTGTTTCAAGAAGTGGATCAATCAACAATAAAATTGACACATAAAAATCCGGATGAATCGGTAGCCATGTCTGAAGCCCCTGTCAAAGTAAAGCGAGGTCCGAAAATTGCCAAGCCCAAAGCGGTAGTACCTGCGGTAGAAGCGGTTCCCGCAGCCGCACCAGTTGTACCCGTCGAAGAAGAAGATAATGTAGTGGTACAGCCTGTCCAAGAACCTCTCCCACAACAATCCAAACCAGAAATTACCATCAGTCGGCTAAACGACAGTTTCGTCTTCATCGATAATATTTATCGTAGTCGAATGACACTTCTAGACATCTTGGAAGAGCGTGGATACGATGTTGACATTTATCGTAAGTTTTCCCCGGCAGAAGCGACTGCTGCCGCTGCCGCAGCAACACTTGCCTCTCTCAATTTCATTGTTTTCAAGAAAGATGATGCGACCAAGAAATGTGATGTTCGATATGCGAATATGAGTCGCCCAAAGCTGGAAACGTTCTTCAATGATGTGCCCGATGAGGAGTCAGAAAATACAGAAGTAATTGTCATGATGAATGGCGGTGTGATGGACGCCCATCATGTTATTGCGCTGAAACAGTACATGAAACTAAAAGAAATACAATCGGAGCGTGGCGAGAAGGTTCGTCGTAAATTGCGTGTTTCCTTCTTCAGTATTGATGTACTTGTGGTGAATCCGCTGCGACATGTATTGGTCCCGAAACACGAGATTGTACCAGAGGAGCAACATAAGGAGCTCATGACATCCATGTACATTACATCCAAATCAAAGTTTCCAGAGATTAAGTTTCATATTGATCCGATTGCGCGATGCATTGGAGCGGTACCAGGTGACATTATCAAAATCACACGCCCGAGCGCATCATCGGGTCAGGCCTTTATTTACCGTGTGTGTGCCCCATAATACTATAAAGTTCTAACACAATTCCTATTTATTTTTACTAAGAATTGAATATATCAATCGTAGATTGTAATAATGATCAAAAGAAACAGCTCTTTCGTTTCCTTGTTTCACCCAGAACGCATTCGCACGAGATGGCTGCCATGTCAGGCGTAATCATTCCATTTGCTTCACTACCAATAGGAGTATCCATGAATGAACTCGCAGGATCACCGTTACAACCAACAAAGGAGGGATTTACGAATGACACGGGACCTACGGGACCATGTGCTACATCATGGCAATCCCAATTGTCTGCGTTTACGGCTCGTTTTAATACGTTAAATACGAGTGCAGCAAGTGGTACAAATGCGAACTTGTCGTCCCTTAAAGATCAGTATAAACAACTTCATAGTGACATTTCTACTACACTGGAGTGCAGTGCCCAGAATAATAATTTATCGGGTGTTCTTACGTTGGCAGGAAGTATACAGAGCCAAATTAATAAGCTGGAAAAGCGCAAAAAAGAGCTTCAAGTGGAAGTGGATACCGCATTGGCACGTGACGAATTACTCCGGTCACAGGAAGTGAAAGTGACTACCCATCAATTGTTCTTACTGGATCGACCGATTCGAAAAGGAATGATCCCATATCTGTGGGCGATTTCTGTGTTTTTCATTGGAATCGGTCTTGTTCTTTATAAAATGTACCTTCCATCGATTGGACCAGATATGGCAACTATCATTGGTATGGAAACGACGTTATTGGACCTTCTTTTTAATCGAACCGTTCTTATTTCGCTATTGGTATGTGTCATTGTTATCATTGTTGCCATATCATTAAAAGTGTCAGGAGTGATTGGTAATTAAATCATAGAAGTAGTAGAATGTCACAAACCTCACTCTGTGCCACCCAAACGAGTTTTACCCAAACGGAACTAACGACACCCTATTCAGCAAGTCCTGCGTTGTTACCGAGTACTCCGAATGGACAAGGAGATCGTGAAGCATCAGGAATGCTGAAAGATACGGTTGTGACTGCGATAGTAACTAATCTTAAGAACACCCAAGTCATTCCGACGCCTTCTTCCTCTAACCCAGAACTCTATCTTACAAAGCAAAAAACATTCATTACAAACGTAAAAGCAGAATATTGTTATTACGAATCGCGTTATAAATACGCGTTGAATATGTTATTTACGGCGATTGCTAGTGGATACCCGACGAGTAATGCAACGATTCAAGCAACCATTCAGAAATATCTTGCGATGACGCAAGGATTTAATCAGAATCTGAATGACTTGACGCAAATTATGAATGCGACGGTATCGGTAATGATGACCACATCATCGGAGGTTAACGCTGAAATTACTCAATACAACGCGCAAATTCAAGAGAAACAAAAGAAATTAGATGAACAAAATCGTATTATTACATCAAATGAAGCGGGAATGAAGATTAAGAAGCAAATGGTGAAATATACGGAAGAAAAAGCGAATAATACAAACAATTTGCTTAATTTGTATGCTTTCTTGAACGTGATAACAATTGGTCTTCTAGTGTATGTCTATAAGGCAGCTGGAGATTCATAAAAGCGGAAAATGTAGTTTGATACTAGGAATGACGACACCGATTGATCAAGTGATTGCGTCTGCGAATTTGTATCAAGATGTAGAATTGGCATCTGCCATCTCTTCCTTAAAGAACGCAGGACAAATCACATCGTTTATTCAGTCACAACAATCCAAAGTATACAATGACATTGTAAAGCAAAAAGAGGATACGTTTTCGAAAGTCTACGGAGACTTGGATCGCGCAGGTCATGTTCAGGAAGCGGTGTTGATGTATGATAAACGTACAAAGGATTTGGCGAGTGTTCAAGATCAAATCTATACCAATCAGAAAAATAGCGCAGATGCCATCGTGGATGATAATCAGTTGGCAAGTCGTAAGACAGAAATGAATGAATGGACTGTGAACAACAAGAAGGATACATTATTTGTGTATTCTTCTCTGTTCGTGGTTCTTTCTGGATTATTACTTCTTACGGGTCTACTTCGAATGGAAATGATTAGTACATCGTTGTGGGTTGGAATGGGAGTCACATTGATTGTGGTATTTGTTGTCATTTTACTGGTTCGTTCACGATATACAGATATTCTGAGAAACAAGCGTTATTGGAACAAACAGATCTTCGAGGGCAAATATGGTAAGATTCCGTCACCTCTTTGCCCGGATATCGTAGATAATATTTATACGGATGCTAGTTCGTTGCGTCAACAAGTTGGTTCAGGAATCGCAAGTGCTGCGATGAGTGTTGCGGGCGGTGCCCAATTCGTAAACCAACAGGCTATGAATGTAGCAACGTCAAGTACATTTGCTGCTAACCGATAAGCCAATACATATTACATGTATCATGTTTTTCATCAATCATAAAAAACATGATGCTTCCAATAGAATGCCAGCGGATCCAGACATTGCCCGATTACAGGCTACGATTACGGATCTAATCACCATCGGTAATTCGATGTATGATCCGACAACGGGTTCCATGACCGCAGAGGTAACCTCGCGAAATAAGGAATTAACTGAAAAAAAGACTAAACTTACGAATGAAATTAAAAAACAGGAAGCCATTATCAATCGAACCAATCGTGATTTCACAGATGTTCGTGATCAGTTGCCTGAGACAATACCGAATAAAAGATTTCATTTGATTGAGGACTATACATTGGTGATGATGAGTATTGCCTATTTATTTATGATAGTTGTCGCATTACAAACGTATGTTCTATACTCGCCTGATAATTGGGTATCAGCACTAGGGAAGGGACTATTTTACAGTTTTATTCTTACGTTGATTTCGGGGGCGTTTCTGTATTATTTGTGTTAAGAAAAATAATAATGTTAAGCGATTTCTCCCTCTAGTTAGGCGGTTTCGCCTTCTAGCAAGGACTTCTCATATTCCTCAATGTCCGCATCCTCATCAAAGAGTCGCATTTGTTTAAAGGTAGTTTTGTCGGATGGCTCACCACACTTGTCACATAAGCGCTTGTACAAATCGGTCTGATTGAGTTTGCGACCCATGCCGCCGCCAACGGATTCGTACCAGTTCTTGTAGACACGGAAGATGTCTTTGATTTTCGCTTCATACCCGCCTTTCTTGATTTCACGGATACGTGCATTCATGAACTTCGCAACGGAATCAAATGACTCCTGATATTTGTTCGACTCCTGGGTCACAATCGCAGGCACTTTACCAAGACCGCCGTGGAGATATTCGGTCTTGTAAATGTGTACCAATCGAGACATGAAGAGTGTTCGCCAGTTTCGCATCTTGGTATCTAGCTGATTATCACGGGGATGGATATTCTCCTTCGGGTTTACCTCATCAACGCCAGGGTCTACGAACTTAGACTCGAATGGAACGGCACGAACACGGCGCCAAGTACCTCGGTCCATTGTATTAATGGCAGGGAACGCGTTACACAACATAAAGATTTTACCGGTGATTTTAAACTTCGTCTGGTCCTCGAATAAGCCACGTGCTTCTACATCGTCTTCACCTGTAAACTGCTTCATACGAGATGTGTTCAACGGCTCACGGTCGTCAGGCTCAGCCATATAGATAAATCGCTTGTTACGAATGGCCATGATATCTGGGTTCGCAGCGCCAGACTCAGGTCGCTTACGTGTCATTGCGGTGGATTGAAGGGATGACGCATAATCGCCGAGCGCCATCGACATCAGGTCCACCAATTTAGACTTGCCGTTACCACCGACACCAATCCAGGTTTCGTAGGTCTGTTCCTTATTCGCGCCTTCGAGACAGGATGCTAGTTTGCGCCACATGTAGGCTCGGAGTTCGGGTTTAGGGAAGACTTTCTCCATGAAGTCGTCGATTTCCGCGTGAATCGGCGCCTGTTCTGGGTCGCGAGGATTGTATTCTACATAGTCAATCGGGTCACAATTCTTGGTGGCATAACGGCCGGCCATAAAGGTCACGAAATCAGACGGCTCTGCCTTTCGAAACAATACCGTCTGACTCTCTTTTCCATCCGCAGTGGTATAAGGAGCGTGAAGGTCGATGATGCCATTGTTGAAACCAATTAGGTACTGATTGGCATTGAGTTTCTGTGAGAAGTCTTCTTCGTAGAAGATACCGATACAGTCTTTCATGACAGAATCCTTGAAGCCAGATTGGTAGAGGGATTCTTCGATTTTTACGAGTTTCTTGAGGCGCGTTTCTTCCCACGATGATTCGCGGTCGCCACTTCCTGCTGCGACGAGATGATTGCGAATCTTGGTACGCGTGTCGGAAATGACCTGGGCAACCTCGGTAATCATCTTGTTTCGAAGTTCAATACCTTGGGGGAGCTTCTTCCAGTATACGCCAGTGAAATGGAACCATTCCACTTTCTTTGAATCGACGGATGCGCAATAGTCGTTTTTATACATGAGTTTCATGAGTCGTGCGACATGAGTATGTGTCACGTCCACTTCACGCTCGACAAAGTCTACAAAACTCGCCTTCATGATTTGGTGGTATTTCTTGGGATTATCATCCTTGGCCCATTGGTGAAGGGAGCGCTCGGTCAAAGGATGTTCGTTATGCGATTTCGACATCTTAATCCATTCACGACGATGCTGGCCGACCTCATGCTCATTGAACTTTGGTGATTTCTTGCTGAACTCCATCCATAGAGTGAAACCATCATCGGACGGGTCCATGTGATGAAGACACCAGCCGACTTCCATCCATTCTTTATAGGGTCCCGCGCGAGCAGGTAATAGACATTCCATCACTAGTTTCTTGATGGTTTCTAGTTTGTCTTTCTCGAGCTGTTCGTGGACATTGTTCGAGGTTAACTGGATGATGGGAGCATCTTCCTTTCCTTCCTCGCCTCGAATCACAGGGCTAGAAGGACTGATGGTACCTCGCTTTCCTGTGCAGTAATCAAGACGACTTTTCCATTCTTCTTGCGTCTCTTCGCGAAACGGGATTTGCTCAATGCGCAAATTATGGCGAATTGACAAGAGTTCAAGCAATTGACGGGAGGAATAGTCTTCCTTGTTCTCTTCGTAGAACCGATCAGATGCCGGGTCATAGACATACACGGAGCTAAGTTGATAGGCGGGAATGTCAGGTTTGGACTCTCCATAGAAGAACCAGCCATTCTTCTTGACAATCGCCTCATCAAAGATGTCTTTCTCCGCATTAATGTAGCCTGTTTGTTTAAAGGTATTAGTCAAATTCAAATGCTCGAGTGAGCGGTGTCGAAGTACTTGTTGATGTTCGGAATTGAGAATGAGGTCAGGGCATTGGATGTGGACACCATCTTTGATGGAGCGATGAACGGATTTTTTGTCTTCATACGGCGCGGCACGGAGAGTAATGAAGAAGCGAAGGGGTTTGGCCTCGAGTTGATAAAAGGTAGTAATGTTTTTGACATATGCTTCAACAAAGGAGTGAATATGGTCCATCTCGAATTGACGCTGAATCGCCCGCTCTGCGGGGTACTTGAAATCCAAATCAATCAGGATCGGGGTCATGGAGTCACACCGACGTTGCTCCACCAGATTGATAGGTCGACGCTGTTGCGTAAACAAATATTCATGGAGAAGGTCAAGGAATTGCGAGTAATCTTCATCCTTGACCATGAACTTGCCCTTCATGAGACCCATGCCGGTAAAGGAACACGCGTCTCCCTTTTCCGTCACACGGTGCTTGTCAAGGAAGATGCCGAGCGGAGTCTCCAATACGTTATCAACAAGAGTGGGAGGCATTGTGGTACGACTCATTATCCCTTTTTTTAGACATCAATTTTTATCTGATTAAAAAACGAATGTGCAATTAGATGAATCATAACGCATCAAATAGTATTATTGATGAAATACGTAACACTCCTACCGATGATATTATGAGCTTGGCTCAAAAATGGAAAAGATCACTGAGAGGTTCATTTATCAAGAATAAATTGCCAACGGACGAGTATAAAACATTTCTTTTACATATTGTCGAGCGTATTCCTTCATTTACGTTGGATGAGAATGATAAGATATACCGTTTTTTGTTTTTATGGGAGCAAGAAGGCCTGACCGGTATGATGGTTATCCGACCAGGTGAACCGATGTATGACATGTATTATGGTACATCACAGGCTATTTTTGGAGATAATAAGATTCCAGGTATGAACGCAGATGGTAGTATGGAGATATCGAATACGAATGTTACAATTATGAATTTAACCATTCGAGATGGATGTCAATTTCACCCATGTAAACGAAAAAATCATCTACATAGATTGCTTATGCACAGAGAGAAAAAGGGTGGTAAACGAAGTACTCACAAACGAAGTAAGAAACGAAGTACTCACAAACGCAAAACTCGTAAAAATTGATTTAAATCCACGCCATACAGAATAGGAAGACCATGAAAGAGACTGACTTTTGCCCGACCTGCCGATACTATTTGTATTTGGACCAGAACGACAAGACACTCCGACGAATCTGCCGCAACTGTGGATATCAAGAAGAGGATAAGAAAGGAGGATTGATTCTAGAGATTGACTTGAAAGAGAAAACGTCCGAAGGTTACAAAATCCTCATGAATGAATTCACGCAACGCGACCCGACACTTCCTCACGTGAATACGATTAAATGCCCGAATGGGCAATGTGACTCCAATGTCGCAAATAAAGAAAAAGATGTCATTTATCTAAAATATGACGCAGTCAACCTGAAGTTCCTCTATATCTGTAACGTATGTAACGCACATTGGCGATCTAAGGCCTAAGGCATTAGTATACATTAAATGAAAATCCTAATTGTGGGAGCAGGCCTATCAGGGTGTACAATCGCCCGAACCTTGGCAGAAAAGGGAATACAGGTTCATATCATTGAAAAGAGAGATCACATTGCTGGAAATTGTTATGACGAAATCAACCATCATGGAATCCGTGTGAGTAAGTATGGCGCTCATCTTTTTCATACAAATTCAGAGCGTGTATGGGCATTTGTGAATCGATTTGCCGAATGGGTCCCGTGGTATCATAAGGTAGTAGGCAATATTAATGGTACACATTTCCCCATTCCTGTAAATCGTACAACAGTAAATACACTATGTAACACGAACATTCAAACAGAAGAGGAAATGAAGGAGTGGCTTCAGAAGAATACAACCCCATGTGAGGATCCAAGGAATAGTGAGGAAGTCGCACTACAACGTGTAGGCCCCTTTCTATACGAAACAATCTTTAAAGAGTATACGTATAAACAATGGGCAAAGTATCCAGCAGAACTAGATGCGAGTGTACTCGCGCGCATTCCTGTTCGAACCGATGATCAAGATGGGTATTTTTCAGACCGATTTCAAGCGTTGCCCAAAAATGGGTATACATCCTTTGTACGCGCAATGATCGATCATCCATTGATTCAGATCGATCTGAATACACCCTACACAGAGGAAATGAGATCCAACTATGACCGAGTTTGTTATACGGGTCCAATTGATCTTTTTTATGCGAATCGAGGATTTCCGAAGCTAGAATACCGATCGATCCATTTTGAAACCATCCATCTTCCGACGAATCATTATCAGCCCAATTCGGTTGTAAATTATCCATCTTCCGCTGAACCCTATACACGAATTGTAGAATACAAACATTTTTTGAATCAAGAAGTTCCAGGCAGAACTACAATCGTAAAGGAGTACACGGTAGCGGATGGCGAGCCCTATTATCCTGTACCAACCTCTAGAAATAAGGAAATCTATGAACAATACAAACGTTTAGCGAATGAGGAAAAGGACGTAAAGTTTGTGGGTCGATTGGCGAATTATAA